CTTCTTATCATACATTGACTTGTCTAACTTGACTAGGTCGTCAACCCGCACGTTTAGTAGGTTTGCATCGATACGTTCTGCAATCTTCTCTTCCGCCATCTCCATAGTAATGTATAATACATTCTTGCCTTGCATCATATTACTTGCTGCAAAGTGACACATTGCGAGGGACTTACCTACACCAGTACCTGCTAGGATGATGTTAAGTGACTTTCGAGGAATACCTCCTTTGGTGATCTTATTCATATAATCAAGATCAAACGGTACTCTCTCTTCTTTGTGATGGTAGAAGTCGAATCGTTGTTGATAGTCTTCGATGAAGTCGTGACCGATATGATTATCAAACGATACTGCTAGCGCTTCCGATAGTACTTGTGGAATAGCTGTCTTCGTCTTGCTCTTACTTTTACCATCAATAATATGGATTGATTCCATGATGGCATTATACACGGCCTTCTCTTGACAGAACTCTTCTGTCTTATCGACCAACCACTGTTCGTTAGTATCCTCATCTACAGACATTCTCTCGACTTGAGAGACCGACTCGTTGTAGTCTACTTCCCGTAACTCCTCGCCATCAAGTTCAATAACCAATGCCTCCTTCGAGGGAGGTACATTGTACTTCTCCATGTACTGCTTGATCTTAGTTAACAGCAGTCGATCGGTTACTGTTTGGAAGTATTCTTCTTTTAGGAATGGAAGCACCTTACGTGCATACGATTCGCTGTTGATAAGCTGACTAAGAATATTCGTTTCTATCGTCATCAAAAACCTTCTCTTCAATCATATTAACAAGGATGTTGCCAAGGGTATTCTCAAACTCACTACCCGAAGCGTTACCTTCTATCACATTGTAATTAAAAGACAGCACACCTTCGTCCGATATCTTTACCACGTCATAAGACAGCACGGTTCCCTCGTACTCGCCTTCGACTATCATTATCGGACAAACACCGTCTTTGTCCTTAGCTTCAAGGACAGCGTACTTGGGAATCATACTGCTAGTTCGTCTTCTTCTTCTTGCTCGACAAAGCTGGTAGATCCATACGTAAACTCTTGCTTCGCGGCCGAATCAATTCGATCTAGGAACTCTGTAGTAAAGTACTTCTCTGGCTCTTTTAAAATTACCTTAGCGTATACCTTAGACCCGTCTGGCATCTCATATCGGTTTGCCACCTTCTTGATCAGCTCATACTTTTCTGCCAACTCCAGTAAACCATAGTACCTGTCTAGACCTTTGTCGTAGGTCAGTAGAACATGGACTTCCTTGTTCTCTTTAGTCAGCCGGCTCTTAGTCATCTTAACTCTGATAATGCTACCAACAACTTCCTTGCCATCCTTCTCTTTACGCTTGGATAGGAAGCAGATCTGGCTAGCAGTATATTTGAGCCCACTGCCACCTGCCATCTCTTTAGTTGGGATGTAAGCACCTACCATCTCGTACACATGGTTAGTTACTAGTAGAGGTACGTTAGCTTTAGCTAGCTTGAGATTGAGTACTCGGAAGGTTGCCTTTAGAATAGCAGCCTTAGTCATATCCTTAGTCTCACTACCTGCGTGAGTATCCTCTACTTCCTTAGTTGTCGACATCTGACCGAGTGAGTCAAGTACCATCAGCATAGGAGGCTTGTCACCCTTTTGCTCATTGTAGTTGTCAACAATCTGAAGTGCTATGTGTCTGAACTTCTGGATAGTGTCTGGCTCTGATACGATTACACGATTAGTATCAATACCTCGCGATGACATCATCTCCTTAGTTACAGCAGCCTCAGTATCGAAGTAGAACACCGCACCTGTTGGGTTGTCGTCCAGAAAACGTTTCACCACGCCCATTACAAAGAAAGTCTTACCTGTAGCCGACTCTCCAGCAAATGCTGTAATCTTATTATTAGGAACACCACCATAGATGCTACCACTTAGAGCAGCATTTAGGATATAGCTTCCCGTATCAATAGTGCCAGAAAACTCTGCACTAGCTAACCCGTCTTCAGCAATAGATGTATTGTCATCGTTTAGCTGCTTGACCATGTCACGAAAGAAATCACTCATTGGAGTCCTCATCATTTAGTTTATCAATAATCTTTTTCTTTAAGCGTTGCAGTGAACGTTTTTCCTTTTTGTTCTCTACAGTGTTCCGGTTACTATACAGCTCTACTAACTTATTATCAACATCTATAAGCATTACCTTAAGTTGGCTTTTGTCAGTAACCCAATCGATCATACTGGTGTCGTCTTCTTCCTCTATCTCAACCTCAATAGTTGACCACGGCATGTCGATTTCACCAACAGTAGCTGCTTCTATTTTCTTTGTTGGTTTAGGTTGTGTCAAGTTCATGTTAGCTGCTATCAGTAGAAGGACAGCGAGTGGGTCGAACACGAACACTATAAGCAGTATAACCCACCGAACAGCTTCATCGAGTAGGTCTTTTGCTTGATCTCCATATATTAGCTCTGCAATATATTTAAGAGGACCAACTTCCGCTTCCAGGCTAATTTGTTCTTTCTTAAACGGTATGAGATTTTGCTGGTGTTCATTAATGCGACTGACCGCAGCATTGATCGTCTCGTTAAGAGCTTGTCGTTCTTCTTTTTGACTAGCGCGAGTCGCGATCGCCCCAGTTTCGCCTCTAATCCTTTCGTAATCGATGAGCGTCTGGACTGCACCATCAAGTTGTTCCAGTACGGTCTCTGCGTCTTCAATAACACGTTGCTGATTATCAATGAGTCGTTCCAACTGTGTGATCTGGAGCTCATTAGTTCCTCCCATTTGTATAGTCTGATCAAGGTGAGCCTTCGATAGGAAACCAAAGATACCCATCGATGTAATCAACATCAACACAACTACAGCAGTGGTGAGGTAGGTTTTAAGAAGTAGTGGGGTGATGTGCCAGTTGCGATATAGCCATGAAGCAGTGACTAGTTTACCAACTTCAAGTACACCACCCATAATAATGATTGCTACCTTTGCACTTGAGAAGATAGCAACTAAGCCTGCAATGCTGTACCAGGCAGCTACACCGGATATAGCCAGTGCAGTAACAAGAGTTAGTAAGCCCATTATAGACCTTGGTAGATAGAGTCCAACATATCTTGGAACTGCTCTATCTTCTGGATCCTATTTGGCCAATAGATGTAATCCTTATCTGCGCTCTGCTTCAAGTTATTCATCAGAGGCTGGAACGCATCGTACAGCTGAGTAAGTCGTCCTTCAAGCTCCTCTGCGGAAGCTGTAGTCGTCTGTATCTGCTCGTTAGCTGTTTGTACTGCTTCAAGTTCTTGTTCGTCGACTAAGCTGAATCCGAAGTCGAAACCAACGTTGGTATTAGTACTCATTAGAAAAATGCCTCCAAGGTAGCTCTAGGTTCTACATCCCAACCCACAGCATCCAGAATATTCCTGATAGGTTCAACGAATGCTTTGTCGAACTGGGTTTCATAATCAACATGGTGACGTATATCAAATTCTTCAGGAAGGATCGAAGGGAATGCGATGACATTACTTTGTACTCTGTTGGGTTGTTTGAGATAACAAAACTTGATCTTCTCGCCCGAATGTATCTTCTCGTATTTATTAGTTAGACCGTGTTGATCTACGTAATGGTTGTAGGTCAACGCAGCACGAACCTGTATAGGTGTTCCCTTTTTGAATAGAGACACGCTATCTCGGTAGAAGTCTAATCTATTTACAGAGCGAGGAAAGGCGATGTCCTCGATTGGTGTTTGTGTGAATTGTTCACGCAGCTGTCTAATGTAATCCTGGACTTCGTTCTCATTACGTTCAAGAATTACTTTAATTATATCCTTAAACATCTGGCGACACAAGGCTGGAGTCGATGACCGTACAGCCTCGATACCCATCATCTTGAGCTTAGGTTCATTGTACTGCACACCCTCGCTGTTATGTACGTTTAGTACGTAATGCTTCTTGCCAGTCCATACACCCTTAGATGCAATCACTTCTCGCTTCATCACCATCATCTGATCATAGCCATTAAGATAGTCCTTCAGCTTCTGATAGGCTTCATCAAGCATAGGCTCAATCTTTTCGTTTGCAACCTTGTCTAAAAACTTAACAGGATCCTTAGGCTTGACCTTATCAACAAGACCACCCATATTAATGTACAGCGAGTCAGTATCGATGGCGATAACATAGTCTTTGTTATCTGTACTTAGTACTTTATTCATATACTGGTTGAGATGCTTTTCAGCCCACTTAATAGTCAGCTGGCCACTGACAGTGATACCTTCTGCGATACGTATGTCATAGTATCTGAAGTACTCGTTGGACATTGCACCATAAAGGCTATTCATCAGAATCTTAATCGCCATCTGCTTATTATCGAGGGTCGTCACTTCCCTCTCAAGCTCGTATGATGATCCTTCGTCCTGTATCCTTTGCTCGACAATAAGCATTTGCTTCTTGTACTCTTTACGCTCAGTGTACAGCTTGTCGACTAGATCTGGAAACATTCCTCTCTTGGTACGATCAAAGAACTGGCCAGTACCAGCCATGCTGTGCTCAGGGGCTACATCGATATGGTTGTGATCGAGCAAGTAGTCGACGGATGAGTTATAGCTACCATTAGTATTGTCACGCTTTAGTAGATCGAACGAATGTATCTTATTTACAACAGTCTCAGGTGACATATTGTATTGCATGATGATATGTGGATATAGACTGTTCAAGTCAAAGGACACAACCCAGTCATGCATTCCGACCTGGGGATCCTTAACGTGAGCACCCTCGATCTTACGTTCCTTGGTTTGTTCTTTCTTAGGAGGACAAATGATACCGCGACTACGTAGCTCGTTGAAGATCAAAGCATCCCACACCGCAACCGATCCAAATGCGTCAGCGTAGTTTACTTTGCCCTTGTATGCAATAGTCATACACAGAGTAGCCAGACCCATCTTGTGTTCGAGACGATCTACAATCTCAACGTCCTTGATATTATAGTCGATGAACTTCTGGTAGTCGTTTAGATACAAAGCGTTGAGAGATCCATACTCGCTATAGTCAATCTTATTCTCACCTAACACTACGTGAGCAATGTGATCGAGCTTGTATGATTCTTGAGTACCGTAGCTGTATGCAAATTTCTTAAACAGGTCGAGATAGTCGAGCTGCTCGATGCCGTTGATCTCATACACCTGAACTTCGTTCTGTGTGAACCTAAGAGTACGTTCCCGAATAGGATTACGTATCTGATGGTTCCAAGGAGACAACTTGTTAGCGTGTCCCCCACCGAGCACCTTCGTGATACGGTTAACAAGATATACGATATCGAACATCCTGCTGTTCCACCCAGTAACTACATCCGGATAGTTAGCAGCCCATTGATCCATAAACTTGTGTAGAAGATCAGCTTCGTTAGTACATTTGACATATTTGACCGTGACATGGTCTACGATAGACTTAGCTGGATCCCAATCACCCATACCCCACACATAGTAAACATTATCAATATTGTTCTTGATAGTGATTGCTGTGACAGGGTGGTTAGCTTCTTCAGGTCGAGGAAATCCTTGATCAGACTTAACCTCGATATCGATCGTAGTGACATTTATTGAGTCGCGATCGAATTGAATTACATTGGTAAAAGCATCGCTGATGAACTGTTGGATGAAGTTGGTGTTACCGTGGATGTCGAAATTATCTACGTCTCGGTGACGTTTAATAAAGTCCATAGCCTCACCCATAGACTCGAAGTCCATATCACCTAGGTACGAGCCCTTTAGTGATTTGAACTCTGTAGGGTTCGGACTGTTGACGTACAGGGTAGGCTTGTACTTAATTCTACGTTGGATACGCTTACCGTTGCCGTATCCTCGGAAGTAGATGAAGTTGCCTGTGCGTGTTACATTAGTATAGAAAGGTTTGCTCATGCGTGCATTATACTCCCTGTATCGCTAAAGATCAAGTAATGATTTGCGATTCAGGAGTAATAATACCACCAAACATTTTACTGTGTTGGTTAACTAAACTGCTGTCGGGTTCGCCAACGAATACTACCATGTCCTTATTGATAAGCAAAGGATCCTTAGTAGTGAACGGGCTGTAGGGTACGAACTGTACAGATTGGTTTTGAGTGGGGACGACAACAACGCTGTCTTGAAATTCGAAGAAGTGATCTTTGTCTTCACAATTACATAACACATCTTCACCGGATAACATTCTTACAATTTTAACTGACATAATATAATCTCAAAAATACGGCCCTTTCGGGCCGTGGGGGTTTAAAGCATACTGGATTGCGATACCATTAAGGATATTGCATATAGGTACGTTGAACCAAATACCACAGTTAATGCTACGATACCGTAGGTATTAAGGCTACGCCATACTTTAGTAGTTTTCATTTTGCCTCCGTAAGCAATTGATTACCAATTGGAATAGAACGGGGACGCTTTTCTTCTGGGACTTCTACTCTTAGGTCAATAACGAGTAGGCCGTCAATGAAGTCAGCTCCATCAACGACAACGTGCTCAGATAGTCTAAAGGTGCGGGTGAACTTCTTTGCAGAAATACCGCGGTGGAGATACTCACGTTCAATGTCTCCTTCCTTTCCTCCAGCCACGACTAGTATACCGTCTTTTACTTCTACGGTCAACTCATCCTGACTGTAGCCAGCAAGAGCTAGCTCAATTGAAAAGTTTGTCTCATCCTTCTTAACTACGTTGTGGGGGGGATACAGCTTGTTGTCTGCTATATTAGACAGACGCTCTATCTCCGACCATACGTGGTCAAAACCGATGAAGTGTGAACGTGGAAAAGAAAATGCTTTAGTTGCTACCATTTTGGTGCCTCCTTAGTTAAAAGCAAGGTTGTTGTCTACTGACCGGAGTATCCGCATCAGCGTAATATTTATAATGCGCCACGTGAAAACACGTCGGCAATATTCTGTAATTTGATCAATAATCAGTATTCATTTTTTGGATGAATCTTCACCTACTACGAATCCTGGATCAGATGGCTCGGTTACAGTAGATATGCCATAAGCAATTATCATTGCAACTCCTGCCACTAATCCAAAACCAACAATTGCTTTCAAAAATCCAACAATATCATCCCAATCGACATCAGATTTTTTCTTGGCCATGCTCTTATCCTCAAGCTGTTGCTGACTACTGTGGGTTAGTGTAGTACAGGTACAGTTTCAAGTAGTATTCAAACAAACGTGGTTGATGCAGAGGATCCGGACACTCTGGGAACATCTCAAGTAGACCCAATGCTATCTCTTCGTGAGTCATTGCTGCCATTGACGTTGCGTTTGAGATGCTTCTTCAATAGTTGCGCATAACTGAGTTCGACTTGGTATACCATCAATCTTTTCGATCACCACATACTTCATTACGGTGTCGGTGGTCTCACTCAACCACTCATTGATTACTACTTCTTTCGCCCTATTGTGTACTTCGCTTCCAGTGTCCATTCACTTTTATCCTTATGAGGTATAATCTTAATTTGAGACATTGGAGCAACTGGGTCGGCTGACTTACTAGCATCGACTAGTTTTATCAGTCCCCAATCACTCAAAAGATTTGCAATTGTGTTTCGGCGAGCTATATCTGCTTGATCGAAGTTTGCTGGCTTACCATCTAGCGCGAACAACTCTTTAAAATGTACAATATAATACCTACCTTGCTTGTGCAGCACGTGGCATGATTGGAAAAGAGTTTTATCTTTGCGCGAGGCAATTCCAATACGTGTTAAGGTTTCACGTACCTTCAGGAAATCGTCCTGTTGTTCTAAAGTTACTTCAACCATTTGATTGATTGTCGTCGTCATGAATACCACCCTTACTTTGACTCTTGGTTATTATTTTCATCTGGTCTTTAGTAAGTAGATCGACAACCAGCCGGGCTTTGTCTCGGCTGTATTCATAATAACTCATAACAGCGTCAACATCGTCATTGGGTTGTGATTTGTACCACTTGCTATACCGCTTATTCTTTCTAATTATATTTATAAGAAAGTCGAATTGCATTTGGTTATCGATATCGTGATATCGATTAACTTCGTTAGCGGCGTAGATAGTATCTATAAAATATGAAAGGCCACGGTTCACAACATACGGCTGATATAGCTTCTCAGCTAACTCAGGGTTATCGCTGTCACGTATGACATCTTCCTTGGTGTAGTTGATTGCGTTGAGATAGTCGAATGGATTCACAACCAATCAACCTCTACCATCAAAGCAGTCATACAAGCAACATTGTTGATCTCATGATCAGCAACAAACGCAGCTTTGTATTGATAGTCGGCAAGTGTTACAACTAGCTGCGGAATACTTTGCGGTTGTACATACTCAACGGCGCTATCGTATAGTTGACGATATAGCTGAGATGTATCCACATCCTTGTGGTTGGCAATCCATTTACGCATGTCGGTAAACTTCTTATCCTTTAGCGCGCCAACTAGCTCTTTAATATTACTACTGTGGTTAGCGAGTACACCGGTGTCAATTGATCCAGTTGCACCGTACCGTTGTAGCTCGTTGATTACACGCCTAAAATCCGGGAAGTATAAGGTAATAACCTCAGCCAGGGCCTTCTGATCATATGAGACGCTTTCATCGCTTAGAATCGTTTTTACACGCTTAAACATCTGGCTAGCCATAGCAGCCTTGTCTTTACCGGTAATCTTAAACTCGATTACACTACAACGAGAATGCAGTGGATCAATAATACGATTCTTAAAGTTGCATGTAAGAATGAATCCACAGTTCTTGCTAAACTCTTCCATAAAGTTACGGAGAGCTGGTTGAGTAGACTGTGGATTAAGGTAATCGGCCTCGTCGAGAATGACATACTTACGACCACCACTAAACGAGATCGTAGAAGCAAAGTCTTTGATCTCGGTACGTAGCGTGTCGATGTTACCATTCATCGATCCGTTAATTACGATGTAGTCAACACCAAGCTGCTCACACATAGCTCGAGCAACTGTAGTCTTGCCAATACCAGGACCTCCTGTTAGTAGAAGGTTTGGTATATTTTCCTGATCGACAAACTGTTGAAAAGTCTGCTTGAGATTATCAGGAAGGATTGTATCACTAATAGTCTTAGGTCGATATTTCTCGCACCAAAGGAAATCTTTTGACATCACAAACACTCATAATATAATTAAGTAAAGCAGGGACTTATCGTCCCTGCCCTCGGTACTTCTTGAAACTTTTTGCAGTGCTCTTGTTCATGGAACTTGTCTTTAACTTACCATTGCCAATTGACGTTCCCTTGATAGTAGAATGATTACCCAGCGATGATCCGTTAATATCTTTTCCTACCTTCCTAGCCATTTTCTGCTCCAAAGTATGATGAACCTTCCATTGCGATCCAGTAGGTGAGAGATCCATCTGTTAATGTAAACTGTGCCAGTCTCTGTGTAGAGATAGTCACATTATAGGTGCCGGCGATCAGTTTCAAGTTATCTACCTTGAACACGATCTTGAACTGATCGCTAGTCTTACCTACTTCGTAAGAGAACTGATGTGCCGTAGTGTTCTTGGTATTAGTAGCCAACACCTTGATTGTGTCACCATCACCTTGAATAATTAGCTCCGGTAGACCCATTACAGAAGCAGCCTGAAGCAAGTGCTTCAGTACCTTATCACCAAGAGCAAACTTAATTGGTTCGTCTGGTAGCGATACTTCTTTGTCAGGGGGTATCGTAACCATGGACTTGTCAGCATAAAAGTATTGACTACTTGCATTATTGTCGTCGCTGATTGATACGTAGTACGTGTCGAAGTTGAAGTCTGGCTCATCAAACAAACTTACTACACCTAAGAACTCGCTAAGATCATAGATTGCAAAGTCTCTTGGAAACTCTTCTTGCACCATTGCTTGTGCGAGGACAGTCTTATTCTGAGACACTGTACGAATCAAGTTACCTTTATTTACAGATAAGGTAGGGTTGATAGTAGAGAAGTTCTTGAGAACTTGTCCTGTACGTTGTGTTATTTTCATCGCTGAATCTTCTTGAGTTGTTCTGCATCAACAGTTGCAGCTGCACCAATTTGAGCAAGATGTCCTAGTGATCCTCCGAAGAAGTAGGAGCCCATGTGAGTAGTACGCATCCAAGGACACAACCATACTTTGATACCTGCCTTACGTGCCCACTGACAGAACATATAATCCTCTGACAAGTAGCGCTTGGTCTCTTCATCGATAACTGTATCGAAGTAAGCCATTATCTGACGTGACCCATCAAAGTCTTTGGTACGTGCATGATCTGGGAGGTATAGCTGAGAGGGATATGCCTCGTTGAACTTCTCAAAAGCATTACGGCGGATCATCATAAAGCCAGTACCGCCTTCTAATACTTCAACTGGTTCGCTAATCTTAAACGATCCTTTACCATCGGCTGGATTGAATACGAAGTCCCCTACGAAGTTGTCTAACTCGTTTGGATTCTCGTCAGCAAAGCCTCGATCTACAGCATCCTTAATCTTCTCCCAAGCGATTGTCTTCTTAGGATAAGGAGCACACATTATATCGAACTCACTCTCATCATCCATTAAAGCAAGCATTGCAATCACATCATTGTAATCAAATCCGATATCACTATCAAGAAAGATCATGTGTGTGCAATCAGATCGCATGAATGTATCGGCACAGTAGTTACGTGCTCGTGTTATTAATGACTCGTTAAACAGATAGAAGAACTGAACTTCAATCCCATACTTGGCTGCAACGGTTGCAAGATCCGTTGACGACTTAGTATACGTGCCAGCGCACATACCACCGTACATTGGAGTACACACCATCAGCTTACGCTGGCGCAACTCCTCAACACCTACTTCAACTTCCATAATTAAACTCCATACTTTTGGTCGTGCTGTTTACCGAGACCGTAATCACCATCATATTGGTTCAGTGCTTCAGCTTTAAATAATAAGAATTGTCCTACACGCGTGCCCGGCTTGAGCATCATAGGACCGTTGTTAACATGAAGGACTCCGGCCATTACACCTTCGTAACCAGAATCATACAAACCGGATGTAATGAAGCATCCGTTACGGTTTAGACTTGAACGAGTGATTACCCACCCGGCCTCTTCATCCCCAATTGACACGGTGCCTTCCATAATGATCTCATAACTACCTGGATCAAGACGCCACCATCCACTATCGTCGAGTTCTACAGGAATAGACTCTCGATGCTGTTTCTCGTCTTCGCTAATAACAAATACTTGACTAAACGATTGAAATAACTTATCGACACGAAGATCGATAGCATTAGGTTGTACTTGATCAGGGTCAAACCGACTTAGCGTCGATTGTGAACGTGTACTCGCTAGGTGTAACATCACTTTCCTCTTGTTGCGTAAAATACCATAACAAAACAATATAGTGGATAGCCTTTAGCAGATCCTTTCTATTGTATCCATCCTTCTTACCATAGCGCATCAAATACTTGATAGCAGTATCCCGACACGTAGTATCAACAGACCCAAGAGTCTGCCATACATCGATAGTCTGAATATTGTTCTGCTCTCTACCTGCCAGCTCACCAACATAGTGACCCGCATAGGTAGACTCAAGATATGTCAGTGCCTCGTTAAGAATCTTATCTTCATCAAATCTAAACTTCTCGCTCATACTATCTCACATAATTGATCAATGTAGCACATATTATCACGCGCTAATTCAATCATAGAATTATCATTGCAAACGTGATTAAAGTCAACCTCTAATTCGAACTTACCATCAATTAATCCGGTAGGGGAGCCATCGAATGGTATGCCATTGAGGCCTGCCCATATACCAGCACTACTGTCCCATGTATTAATTGGCAGGTGCCTGACTAATTCGATTTCGTTAGGTCCGTCAACCATTCCTAACATATGGATCTTCTTGCTATTGACAATACATTTACTGAAGAATCCTTTTTCATGTAGTGTAGATAACATTTTCCAGCGGCTGACAAAACGTTGTAGTTTATTGTTCCTTTCTACACCGTATGCATTAGGAACACCTAATATTGATATACCAATGTAGTTTACCTCACTAGAAGTAGCGGCCCACATACATCCGTCAATATAGTCCTTGATGTCACCTATTGTGGACTGTGGTACGAAGAAGGTTTTGAATCCTGCATCCCTCAGCTGAGGAGCCATGACCTTTGCTACTTCGATAGTCTTTGTACAGGGCATGCCCGGATAGTCGGACATTACAATATAGTCAGCACTAACCTGATTACCCATGTCAATCAACTTATCGGATGGGTACATTGGTCTGCCTTGCTTGTACATTTCAAAGGCACTGTTATCGAGGATGTAGGTTACGTCCTCCTCTTCCTTGAGGGTAGCATAAAACTCTCGATAGTCGGAATCCTCTTCTACCAGGTGGGCAAGCAGTAGGTGGGTCTTACGATCCTTTACAAGATCAAGATGAGGTGTAGGTGCGATGTGTAAGAATTCAATCATAATAACAAGTAGCTCCGTTCTCACCATCTTCACTGACAGTAATGATTAGCTTACGCTTTGGATAGTTAACCAGTACGTAGTCGGCTAAATCATCTGCCATCATCTCACATGATCGGTAATCGAGCTCTAGAGTACCATCAGTATACAGGTTCTCCAACTCTCTCTTTAGCAAGATAAACTCAACATCCCTATCATCGTGAAACACTTGAAGCTCTACCTTAAAGTGAAACATATGACGATGAGGATATTTAAGGAACTCTACACCTTTAGGTGCGTCTGGATAGCGATGTATACCTTCTTTCTGAAATGTCACCCATATGAACTTTTTACGTTCACTCATTATCTATTTTTCCTCATTCAAGTCCCAGTCAATATCATAACCACCTTTACGATCCGTCACTACATCATCAACTCGACGGTATTCATATTGGTGGACGAACTCATAAAATGCATCGGTGGCATCGAACATCTCTGCTAGGAAAGTGTCGAGTGCTCCGAACTCATTGATGATATCTTTTTCAGGAATATCATACACAAAGTGAGAAAGCATTTGATGATATTCGGTACGCTTAATTTCCATTTCGAACCTCGTTGTAATCTGGGTAAGTACCAAAAGCAGCTCGAGATATTACATCAGGTAGATTAGAAGGTCCACCTTTTTCTATCCACTTACTGGAGATAGTATGCGTCGTGAACTTATTAATAACTACTATGCGCCATCCCAGTCCTCGCTCGGAGACGTGATCGTATATCCCATCCGGAACATTGATAAGTAGCTTTTTGTTTAGATGTCGGTCACGAAAAATATTACAAATGGTTTCGTGGCCAAGTAACTCACGAATACTACTCATGGTCTATCCACGGTTAATGTTATTCATTACTTCCTTACGAAGCTCACTGTTAGCCTGACCAAACTTACCTAGGCAGCAAGCAGTAACGGTAGTACTGTTTGTATCCTTGATACCTCGTT